GTCTTATGACCCTGACATCATGCTCAATGAGGACTCTGTCAAGTTCGGGGCATTTGCTTCTGAGAAGAGTGAGCAGCAAGTGGCATCTCAAGAAGGGGTGTACACGGACTACATGAAGCTCAACTTGGCTGCACGTATGATTCGGATGGCTGATGATGGGGATAAGCACAACACATTGCTCAAGGCATCGAAGCTGTGCGGTGGGTATATTGGGGCTGGTCGTATGGAAGAGGATGAGGTTGTTCGTATCCTGTTCAGAGAGATATCTAAGAGAGACATTGACTCTGAAGAGGCAGCATACAACACGATCCGTTCGGGTATAGAAGAAGGGAAGAAAGCACCGATTAGAGAGCTTGTCAATGATGAGAAGTCTATTGAGAGGGAGATGCGCATCAATGATGGCGATATGTCCTTCATCTCTTCAGACGACACTGACTTCCGCATGATTGAAGACTACGCCAACGGTAAGATTAAGTTGGGGTTGGAGACAGGCAATGACATTCTCGATGAGTACTTCAGGTACAAGCGGGAGTTTGTCATCATCAATGGTCACAGCAATGTTGGTAAGACAACCATAGCTCTGTACATGATGGTCAATGCTTCAGTACGTCACGACTGGAAGTGGGTGGTGTACTCGTCTGAGAATACTACATGGTCTGTGAAGATGACGCTGATGGAGTTCGCTACTGACACACCTATCGGCAGCATGACTTACGATCAGAGGAAAGCAGCTTTCAAGTGGGTGAATGAGCACTTCACACTCATCTCCAACAAAGAAGTGTACAGCTACTCAGATATAATCTTGTTCCTTGAGAAGACCATCAGGCTACAGGATGTGGATGCTGTCTTTGTTGATCCATACAACAGCCTCAAGATTAACATGCGCGGCAACAGCATCGGTGTGCATGACTACCACTACGAAGCAGCATCAGAGTTCTTGACGTTCTCTACAGCCAACAACATAGCTGTGTGGTTGAATATGCACGCTGTGACAGAGGCTCAGAGGCGCAAGGGGGATGATGGCCTCCCCACTGCCCCGTATGCTGAGGATACTGAGGGTGGTGGTAAGTTCGTTAACCGAGCAGACTGTTTCATCACCATTCACAGAAAAGTACAGGCTCCAGACCCGAACATCAGAAAGACATCTGAGGTGCACATACGGAAAGTAAGAGAGGTGAAGACTGGTGGGCAACCCACACCACTAGATTCCCCTTTCTGCATGACGATTAACTCAACACGTACTGGCTTCAGAGACCAGCACAAAGTAGAACCATTGTTTAACCCCATCAAAACAAATTTCGATCAGTACAAAACTTTTAACAGATGGTAGATGCTGTATGTCCGAAATCTTGTGTAACTTTGTCTCATGTCAAGGAAACCCAGACAGGGTACAGCGCCTCGCAAAGGCGCAAGAAAACGCTTACTAGGACGATACAAATCCTCACTTGAAAAGTACTGTGCCGATCAGCTAAGTGAACACAAAATACAATTCTCTTATGAAGAGCAAGAATTCACTTTAATGGATTCTTTCAGACACGAAGGGGTATATTGGAAGATGACTTCTAAGAGTAAGGATATGTCTGATAGGTCAAATAAAATCATACTCCCTATAAAATATACCCCTGACTTTGTAGGAACAAAAAACAGATTCATAATAGAAACGAAAGGGTATACACCGTCTCATCACGACTTCCCTATGCGTTGGAAGCTGTTCTTGAAGTATCTTAGTGAACTAAATGAACCGATGCCTGCTTTATTCATCCCAAAGAATAAGCAACAAGTGGATCATGCTATTCAAATAATACTTCAATTGATATCAGATGGACGCATATAAACTAAGTCAGCTATACGAACTAGCTTGCGGTAGGATAAACGATGCCTGTGCAGAACTCTATGAATCTTTCCATGATGAACAAGGACAGCCTCTAACAGACCTTGAACATATAAACCTCAACATACGTTTGTTTCAACGTCAAGTAAGTTTAGAGGTTGATTTGGTTCGTCAAGCGCTAACTGAATACACAGATTCTAAGAGTGATTAAGGTTGAGATTACTCAGCCTATGATCGACAGAGCCAGTCAGAGGGCTGAGAAGATGGGGGAGATAAAGAACAGCCTTCTCAAAGGAGAAGGAAATCTTCACGGCTTTTTGGGTGAGGAGATGGTGTTGAGTCTGTTCCCTTCTTGTAAGTTAAAAGGGACGAAAAATTACGATATCGTCTTAGAAGACGAAGAAAACAGATTCAACATAGAAGTGAAGACGAAGAGAAGAAATGTTTCTCCGAAAGAATTCTACACTTGTCACGTCTCTAAGACTAGCACTCACCAAGACCCTGATGTGTATTTCTTCTGCCAAGTAAGCAAAGACCCTCCTTATGATGCGTATGTGCTTGGTTGGCTACCAAAAGAATTGTTTTACAAGAAGGCTGAGTTCAGACAGAAAGGTCAGTTGGATGATTTTGGATTTGCAGAAAAGGTAGATTGCTTTGTGTGTAAGATATCTGACCTGATGCATCCAGTTGACTTCATTTAAGTGCTATCTTAGCCGTCCGCTTTCTAAAAATTTTTCATGAACAACAAAAACATCCCTTGGGGGGAGGTAGGATATCCTGTCTTCAAGCGAACCTACTCGCGCCCCTTGCCTGACGGCAGAACAGAAGAATGGAGTGACACTGTAGAACGTGTCATTGATGCATGCAGAACACAGCTTCATTGTGGGTTTACGACCTTCGAAGAGGGGCAAGTGAGAGACATGATGATGCAGTTGAAGGGTACTGTAGCAGGTCGCTTCTTGTGGCAGCTTGGTACTGAGACTGTTGACCGTCTCGGTCTCCCGTCACTGCAGAACTGCGCCTTTGTTGTGGTTGACGACCCTATCCGTCCATTTACATGGGCCTTCGAGATGTTGATGCTCGGATCAGGCGTGGGTTTTAACATTCAAAGAGAGAATGTCTATCAACTGCCTAAAGTAAAGGCGCGTGTCAAGGTCACTAGAAACGATGAGAACGATGCTGACTTCATTGTACCTGACTCACGTGAAGGATGGGTGGAGCTGCTGCAGCGCGTGCTAGAGGCGTCATTCGTTACAGGCAAGGACTTCAGCTTCGCCACACACCTCATCAGATCCAAAGGCTCACCCATCAAAGGATTTGGGGGGACAGCTTCTGGACCCGAAGATTTGGTGTGGGGCATGCAAGAGATCAACAAGGTACTAAATAAAAAGGCAGGGAAGAGGCTCTCGCCTGTTGACTGCTTGGACATCATGAACATCATTGGGCGTATCGTAGTGGCTGGTAACGTACGCCGTTCAGCACAGATTGCTCTCGGTGATGTGGATGATATCGAATACTTGCGGGCTAAGCGTTGGGATCTTGGGAATATCCCCAACTGGCGGGCTATGTCCAACAACAGTGTAATCTGTTCTGATATCTCTCAACTCCCCGATGAGTTTTGGGAGGGGTATAACGGCAACGGAGAACCATATGGACTCATCAACCTTGAAGCTTCTCGTAAGCAAGGAAGGACTTTTGAGAATCAATACCCTGACCCTGACGTGCAAGGCTTCAACCCATGCGCAGAACAGTCTCTCGCTAATTTTGAGACGTGCTGCTTGGCTGAAATCTACTTGCCTAATATTGATAACTACGAAGAGCTTTTGCGTGTCTCACGGCTCTTGTATCGCATCAACAAGCACAGCCTCGCTATCCCGTGTGCCATTGAAGAGACAGAGGATATCGTTCACAAGAACATGCGTATGGGGATTGGAGTGACTGGCTACCTTCAAGCTACTGAAGAGCAGCGTTCATGGCTGTCTGATTGTTACGAACAACTAAGAATTTATGATGATGAGTATTCACGATTGGCTGGCTTTCCTTCCTCTATTAAACTCACAACTGTTAAGCCATCAGGAACGCTTAGCCTTCTTGCTGGTGTTACATCAGGAGCTCATCCAGCCTACTCACAATACTACATCCGCAGAATTAGAATGGCATCAGATAGCGATCTTGTTAGAACAGCTAGAGAGCATGGATATCCCGTGGAGTACGTGAGGAACTTCGATGGGACTGAAGACAAGGGTACATCTGTTGTTTCTTTCCCTTGCTCTTTCCCTGAAGGAACTGTCTTGGCTGAGAATATGACAGCTGTTGATCAGCTAGAAGTTATCAAGAGACTGCAGGCTGAGTGGAGTGATAACGCTGTTTCTGTGACTATCTACTACCGCAAAGAAGAACTTGAGGCGATTAAAGAGTGGTTGCGGCTCAACTACAAGAATGTTAAATCTGTTTCTTTTCTACTGCACAATGATCATGGATTCGATCAAGCGCCTTTGGAGGCGATTACGAAAGAGGATTTTGAGAGGCTATCGGCATTGGTAACCCCAATAACCTCTCTGACTCAGTTGAATATGGATGACATCGACATCCAAGATTGTGAAGGTGGAGCATGCCCAGTACGATGAAGAGAATTGATCAATGCTGGGTTAGCCAAATGTATTATCTTGGCTCTGTTACACGGACATAGTGCTGAGTGACGCTACCTAAAACGTGAGGGGCGGCCCATTGTAGGCTGCCCCTCTTTGTTTTACTTCTGTGACTCCTTGATAGCTTCCTCTGTAGGCGCCCCCTTCTCCCCCTTCTTACGCATCTTCTCGCCTCTCTTTTTCTTAGCTCTGATGTTATCCCACAAGCCTCGTGGAGACTTGCTCCCGTCTTTTCTTTTGATTAGTTTCATTGCTTATAGATATCATTCATTACATCTCTCCAACTTCGTTCTGTATTTACTTCTCTGAATAGTCTTACAGGTGGGCCTTCTTGAATATAATCCCACATAGGGCCATAGCACTGATTCCCATAAGCTGAATTTAACAGCAGGATGTCTGTAGCCCCAATAATCCCATCAAGGTTTAAATCGCACGGCTCACACACTCCAACAGGTTCTTCCTCCCAACAAGCAAGTATTGATATCAGGTCGTTACTCCCAACAACGTAATCCCCATTGACATCCCCAAGGCAGTTGAGATCCTCTTCGTCAACGATAGTTGGTCTGTTTAACAGCATGTGGTTGTGCATATAGTTTAACTGACCATTTGTGAATGTTGTTCTACATGAGTCAATGTAGTAGTCCATGTGGTTGTTATGGATGTAGTCAGCCCAAGGTCTTTCGGGATTGAAGTTAGAACATACAGGGTTTACGCAGCTCCAGTTTACTTTGGTTGGGGGTGTGTCACATATGTCGTCATGCACTTGTGTACAGTCCCCATCAGCATCTTCCCCACAGAAGTCAACCCCATTAAACACGTGATGCAAACCAAGATAATGCCCTACTTCGTGAACTAAGGTTTTGTTCTCGTCTCGATTCAAAAACAAATAATCGCCATCTAACCCGAATACTGACGTTTCTACCCACACCCCATCAGCTACATTGAAGTAAGCTGGGTAGCGATAAGCAAAGCCGAGTATAGTACCACACATTCTAGGTACTACGTGGATGTTCATAAACTCAGTAGTCTCCCAAGCTTTATTCCCAATATACCCAACCATAGATGTTTGACTGTATGGGAAGCATTTAGCTCCTGTTGCTAATTCCCAACCATCTTCGCTTCCGTCAATCATGTCATGATATCGAATCTGAATCAGATCGAAATTAAACATGTACTCTTCAAACTGTTCGTTCAGGTTGTCAATAGCATTGTAGACGTGCTCCTCTGGGATTTCAGCCCAAGAGTCGTAGATAGAGTAGTGTACGTGAACGACTGTCTTGATATCCTTCCAATAGACGTTAAGGGGGTTTTGATAGTCCTCATCTACACGGTTGAAGGATTCTTCCTCTAGTACAGCGCATAAACTGGTGGTGTCTTTTTGAGCAAAAGTCAGGCTATAACCTGACAATAACAAAAGGAGTAGTGAGTTCTTAAGCATAAGCTTTCTTTATTTTGAATCTGTTTGATTGTTTCTTTTTGATGCGCATCACACCGCCTCTTTGAAAACCTTGTTCAGTCCTCTTTATGTGTGGATATGGGACTTCAATAGAGTAGTCTATCTCACCGCTTCTATATGTGTATGAGTTAATCTTAGCAGGTGGTAGTCCAGCATCAGCAAGCACCTTATCTACTTTTGCTTTCAACTGATCCGCGTATTCCTTATTTGTAGTAGTATTACCTATATCCTCTAGTTCTTTTGCTGTCATCCCCCAGAAAGGATCGACTCCGTTTTGACGGACATAGTTAGATTCAGCTATAACCCCAAAGTCATTCAAAGGTGAGTAAATCAAAGGGAAGTCTGTGTTTATCTCTGCCTTTGGAGGATTACCCTTTCTTCCTTGTATGAACTTAAGCATGAGAGGGTATGAGTCTGTGCTCATAGATGAGGAGAAGAAAGTAGACCCTACAGGGACACTAGAAATAGCATCTACAAATACTCTGGCTTGGTTAGCGTCTGACTTACCATTACCCTTCATAAATGCATCTATAGTGTATACTTCTTCATCTACGCCTTTAGCAGGATTGTAAGTATCGTCTACACCTATCGTCACACTACCCCCCTTGTCGTCTCTGTAAACTACAGTATTGTCGTAAACTTTTTCTTTGTTGTAAGAACCTATGCTAGCCTTCATTTTTGTAGGATCGAAAGTCCTCTCAACTGTAGATGGGTTAGATGACCCGTCAAATATCGGCATGTCAGGATCACTACTGCCTCCTTCAAGTCTGAGCTCCAACTCATCCGCTAAGTCGAATATCTCATCGGCAGCCCCCATTCCACTAGCGTCCATAATGTCGTTCCCAGCCATCCCCAAAACGTCTATAGCTGCACCAACATCATCTGCATCCAACCCCATCTCTTCAGCCAAATCAGCATCACTATAAAATCCTCTCCCACTCTCAGAAACAGCCTCAAGGTAATCCGCAACTTTGTCTTTGTTCGGTACGTCACTACCTCTAAGCTTGCTGATAGCACCTTTCAATTGAGTGAGGTTGATAGGGGCGAGAGTCAAAGCAAGTGCAGCACCTGTTTGTCCAGCCCCCAACAGCTTATTCACCATCCCTTCTTCCCCCATCATCCTCACACCTTCAGCAATATCTTTTACATCGCCAATAGGGGTGAAATCTTCGAACGTAGTTATAGGCTGTATAGCGCCGCTGTACATATTAGCCATAGGATCTTTCTGTCTATCCTCAAGCTGCATCAACACCTGCTGTCCTTCTCTCCTAGCCTGCTCTGGTGTCACCTCCATACCGATAGGGCCTTGCGGCATACTCACTCTAGTGGACTCTTGTGGTGGTGTATACCCATACCTCTCTACACCTCTGCCAGTTCTATTCAGTCTGCTAAGAAGGGCATTTATATCCCCACCTTTGTTGTATTTCTTTACTCTCATTTCTTTGTAAGGCTCTTTTCAATTGTCCTGCCAGTGAAATATGCACCGAGCACTGTTAATAACAAATACTGTAACAAATCTACGTAACCATCTCTTACGACAAATAGCTCACTAACTGAGTCCCATATAGTTACGACGCTAAAAAACACTATTAGGTAGATCATTATAGAAGGTCTAATGAACTTAGCAATTTTGACATCGCTATTCATATCAGCCTCCCATCTACGAGTAACCTGCTCTTGTATGTTTACTTCATTCTGAAGTCTTATTCTTTCAAACTCTAGCTTGTCTTGAGCAGGTATTTCCGGATCGCTGTCCACAAGCCGTTTAACAATACCGAGCACGCCTGCATCAGGCAGCAAGTCGCCAGCCACATCAAGGATCTTAGGGGCTTTATCTGAGAGCCATTCACCAACTTTAGTATCTTTTAGTTTCTTATTTCCTTCGTTCATCGTAGTATTTGTTAAAGTCCATTACTAGACTTCTCTCTTTTTCAAAAATCTCTGCGAGAGCATTCTGTCTTTGCAAGTAAGGGAGCTCGTTTGCTTTCTTTCTATCTTGTCTCAGATTCTTGAGTTTCTTCTCGACAGTCTTGATTCTCTTGTCAAGAGGGATGACAGCTTTGTACTTGTCAAGATTGCGATCTACATCTCCACTCTTGACAGCCCGATAAAGCTGTTGTATTTCTTCTTTTCTATCTGAGTACAGTTGATAGTCGTAGTACTTAGATGGATCCCCGTACAGCTTCCGCAAGAATGGGATGTCATTGGCATCCATCTTCATCTTCTCTCCCTCCACAACCATAGCCCCCATGCCGTGCAAGAAGTCAGCTGTTCTTGTGACGAACTGACCTGCACCTCCCAAAGCGTAATCGAAGATGTGCCAGAACTTATCTGGATTGGAGTCTATCCATCCTGACTCAAACTCATTGCCGCCTGTAGCGTCATTCATCCACTCAAAGAAATCCTGAACAGCTTTAGGGGATTTGAACGCCATCTGATACTCTGGCTTTGGTGCTCCGACAGGGAACTGCTCTCTGTATACGCTACCACCGAAGTATGTCTCGTTGATGGCTATCTCAGCTATAGGCTTGAGAACAGTCGGGACAAATGCTTTACCGATGTAAGTAAACATATCCTTTGACTGACCGAAAGAGATTGGTGAGAAAGAACTGAAAGCAGACATAGCTATGAAAGACATAGCATCCACAGCTTCTCTGTTACCAGTAGATGTCTCAGCAATGGCAGTACCTACATTAGCAAACAAGTTAAACCCATACGGGAGAGGTATCTTGATGTAGTGCTTACCATCGTACATCATGATAAGGTTTCTCTCTTTCTCGTAGTCAGGTATCTTGTTATAGAACAACTCACCATCTTCATCCTCATCACTTAAGCTGATGTTAATCATAGCCATCATTGATGATAGTGTTGTGAGCCCGAACGCTAGCTTTTGAGCAGAAGTCATTCTCTGAAGCCCTGTTCTCTTACCAACAAATGGTTCGTACTTAGGCTTGAGGTTAAGCAAGGTTCTTCCAAGCCTTGCTGTACCTTGAACAGAAGCATTGAAGAACAAGTACCATGCGTTGAATACAGGTCCGAGCTCCCCGTGCTTATTGAAGTTCACAGTGATGTTTTTAGCCAGCTGAGCAGCTTTGGCTCTAGATGCACCAGCCTGTCTGGCTTCAATGTATGCAGACAAACGGATGCTGTTTTCAAAAGCATCGTTGACATTCTCTACTACTTCGATGCTGTTCTTGCTCATCCATTGAGCTGCTTTGTTGAGCTTAGAAGTCTCATTAGTCATGGCTTCTATCTCAGCAGCTATCTCAGATACAGGCTTTACATACCCCCACCCCGTCTGACCCCCATCCTCTCTGAACTCATCGAGATACCTTTGTGTCTCTGCATCAAGGCTCTTTCCGAACGAAGACCTCACCAAAGCAGGTAGAGTCTGTTTTGTTCTGCTGATGATCTTAACAGCTACTTCTTTTCCTTGAATCATACCGCCTTCTATCTCTGCCTCTGCAAGGGCATTGAATACAGATGACTGTATATCACGTGCGAAGTTAGAGATGACGAATTCAGGGTTTGCTGTAGTGAATGAACGTCTCAGCCACACAGCAGGGGTTCGCAATAGCTTAGAGAAGAAGTCAAGCTTCTCTACCCCCATATTCTTCAATGACTTAGCCATAGAAGCATCTCTGAATACGATGTACTTCTGTTGACCATTCACGCGAATACCAACAGCATTGTCGCTCTCG